GCCCGTCTCTGCGCCTCTTGTGCAATTAAATTAGCTTTCTCGTGCGGCAACAATTCGTTAAGACGGCCTGTCTGCGCGTTCTGATAGCCGGTCCTAGCCACTTGGTAATCCGTTTCGGGATCGCCGATTATAGCCTTTGTTAAGCTGGAGAACCCTTGAGCTAACATCGGGTCCATCTGGTATGGGTTTCTGCTTGGCATTATATTATACCTTTACTTTACTATCTTGTCAGTCGGAGCAGCTTTACCAGCATCATGCAGGCCGTATGCCAGGCCGGTTTGACCGGCACCGGACAGGATTTGCGCCAGCGGAGAGTAAGCCTTCGTTGATGCGTACTGCATACCAGTATCAAGGACGCCGCTGTTCCCACGCATGAAGTTTCCAGTCATACCGCCAACGGCTGCTGCGTCGGCCAGCTTGGGAGCAATCGTTGTTCCCAAATACTGACTTGTCGCATCGAGACTTGCGATTGCTGCCGCTCGGTCCTGTGCCTCTGCAACAGCCGATTGCCTTGCAGCCATTTCAGCATCCCTGACAATCTGAGGCGCGGAGCTGGTCATTGTGTCATTTCTAGGGCCGCTGCCGCCGGTTATTGCAGCTTTTAGTATGTTGGATAAATCAACAGCAGCTTCTTCCATTCCTGGTCGCGCATTCGCTGAGTTTGCTGCTGAAGTGGCATCTTGGATGGCCGCGGTCTGCGTGTCTTCCATCTGCCTGTTTTGCTCTGCGTTTTCACGCATCATCATAGCCTTGGACCTGTTAGCGTCCTTCGTTGCGCTGTCTTGCATTGAAGCGCCACCGGCTTGCGCAAGCGCGCTTACGATTAGAGTTGCGTCACACATTAGCCTAATACCTTTACACTGCCGCCTGCCACTGGGTCGAAAATACCAGCAATAGTCGATGGTTGAGTTCCCGCACCAAGCTGGTCAACGGAGCCGGAAACACGGCTTAGTCCACCGCTAGCGACTGCTGTCGGGTCTACATTGTAGCTTGGGTCGTAGGCCCGTTTTGCAAAGTCAGTAAAGAAGTTAACCACTTCTTGCTCTTTTGGATTTTTAAACTTCTGCGAGTTTCCAGCAACGTCATAGCCAAGAATTTGCGAAGTTTGCGCATCTATTGCTGGGATGTCGTTGGTTTCATTGATAAGTCCTTGCAAAGTGCCTTCCATGCCAGTGCGCCCTTCACCAACGTAATTACGGTTGGCTGCGGTATACTGATCTACAATGCCATCGATCCGGCCTTCTTCTCCGCTTTCGGCGCTAGCTAACATTCCCATGGAATCGTCAACACCTTGCTGCGTAAGCATACCTGATGACTTAAATGTATCGTAGATGCCGCGAGTTGCACCATCATAGGCATTAGTAAACGCCTCGGATAAACCGCCTTCACGGTAATCTGAACCTAGCTTCTTAAAGTAATCATCTGTTGAAAACCCAAATGCCGTGCCGATATTGCCCATTTGTGTTGATAATGCAGCATTACGTCGTCCTTTGGCTGCGTCAAGATCGGTTACTATAGGGCTGGCTTCACCGCCTCCTACGCCTCCGCCGATGGAAGCGTTGCTACCTTCAGTATACGGTATAAAGTTGCCGGTGGTTTGTTCGTCATCGCCAACAAAAATGTCAACCATCGGGACATTTTGAGCGCTTGTTCCTTTAGCAACAGTAATGCTGCCACCCTCAGGCGTTTTGAATTGGTCATAATTTCCGTTGGCTAAGTCAGCGGCAGTCACGCTTGTTGGACTATTGAAATTAGAAGTTTGGGTTTGAAAAGCATTTGCAGTGCCAGCATCTACGGTAGGCGCGTAATTGGAACCGGCAAACATGTCTGCGTCTAAGTTACGTCCCGCACCTGTATTGGTAGGCTGCACCCGCGTAATGTTCTGGCTAGGGGCACTATTTGAGCTGCTGGATGAAATGCCTTGATAACCTTGGCCATCGTTCCAAGAGCGCGGGTTAAATAATGTCCAATATGCGGGAATGCCTTCCGGTCCAGATGCTTCCGCACCACCAGCGCGTTTTAGCATCTGGCGTTCGGCTTCGTTGATGTAAGCCAGCATGTGAGGCTGACCCATGATTTCAGTCTGACGTGGAGCGCCGCCTGATTGACCCGTTCTTTCTGAAAGCTGCCTAATCTTCATTAGTTTATTTTCCTTGCTGAACCGCCGTTAAGGCTAAACAATTCGGCCATATTGTAGCGAGCCTTGTCACGCGCCTCTAATTGCGACTGCGTAGCCAAACCTTCGGCTGCGCCAGCAAAAAGGTTGGCCACTGGACTATACGAAGGCAACTGTGATGCCGCAGCAGACTGGTTAGCTGCCATGTTTGAAATTAACGTCGGATCAGCCAGTGATTGATTTTGCGAAATTAAGTTATTCTTAACGCTGGCTAGAGATTGGCGAGTGTCGTTTGCAAATGACTGGCCCTGACGCGCTGCATCAGTTTGAGAATCCGCAAGTTTCCGCTCCATATCTCCTTTACGCTCCGCAGCCATCGAGGATTGGCTTGTACCGTTTCTGGCCAAGGCTCTCGTCAAGCTGCGCATCGCGTCTGTGTACTGATCTTCAATTTGAGGCGTTGCGTAGTCCATGTAGTTCTGCGCCTGACCGGCGTAGAAAGCGTCGTCGTAACCAGCAAAAGCATTATCAATATTTGCTTTGCCAGCCGTTATCCTACCTTGACGAGCCGCCTCTTCTGCACCCTGTCTTTCGTACTCTTCTTGCAAAAAGCTGTCGCCACCACCACCACCAATACACATATCAATTCACCCTTCGGTTGCACCAAGCAAGTTTGCGTTCACCTGATCGCACCCACGAAAAAACTTTAAAGTCTTCACCATTTTTTCCGTATTTGCTCAAAGTGCATTCCTCTTGTAGACCTAGAAAATTAAGCCAATCATGAACTTCGTCATAACCATCGATGCTGAACGCTTCGACGCGATGCGCCTTGGCTCTATCTAATGCTGGTATTATATCGCGAATTATACGCTTTGTCAGGTAAAGTCCGACACTTTTGAATTTGTCTGTCGCAAACATCCCCAAACTCCAAACGCCTGGTCGAACAGGAATATAGGAAACAATCGCAACCGGCTCAGTGTCACCAACGACATAGACTGTTTCAAAGTTTGAAATCTTATTAGAAAGATTGAACGCAAGCTCATCACGATCATCAACATACAAGAGAGATGATATTTCATTAAAATCTTTGTCTCTCATCTTTTGAGCAACTGTAAAGATGTCTTGCGGCTCCGCGTGGCGCATAAACATTAGCTGGACTCAGAAGATGAATAGTGAACAGCTAGGTTGCCTAGTTTGGCCGGACCTGGCTGCTGACAGGTTAGTCTCGGAGCAACGTGTGTTGTATATCCATTCACCGCAGCGCGACCCAATCCATAAGTGGTTTGAAAGACTGTCGCCACATCTTCAAGTACAGTTATGTCTTGCGGATCAGTAGCAATAGATACATTCCAAACATTTTCACAAGTAACGTCAATACCCGTTAAATCCTTAAAGGTTGCTGGGCTGCTGCCATCAAGAAACGGCATCTGAACAACCACTTCACAGCTGTCATAAATATTGCCATTTTCACCGCCCAGAGAATACAGCTTGTTGCCGCTTCTGCACAAAGTTTGACGGCCATCATAAGCCCAGCGATCCACAACGAACCCAGGCTCGTAGACCGACCAAGCGCTAACCTTAGATGAAGGGAAAAAGCTGAACACATACATCGTGCTGCCGATGGCGAGGATGTATCTCCCATCTCGCTGCTCCAGTGTTGCCTTTGCCACTTCAGCAACCGATCTGTTTTCTTGAATCTGCTTAACGATCATCTCGTCTATAGGGTTGCCAATATCTCCAACGAAAGCAGCATTTGAGCTGTCCCGTGATCTCAAGCTGCGCAAGCCAGATAAGGATAAGTAGAACACATCGTTTTCACCAAATTCGATCACACTATCAGGCGCAATCGTACCAGTGTTTTGCAAAACCTGTATTTGTTGATTTAGATTTTCGTCTGCATCTACAAACCAAATTTGTATGGCCTCTTCGGCGAGAACGGCAATGTTATCAAAATAAGTAGCAATAGCCTTTAAGTCTTCAGAACCACGCGAGTGGTTGGCTAAGTTGATAAACCCCGCCCCTAGCGTAGTGTTGTTCCACTCTGTCGGATCATCTATTGCCGAAAAGTGAAGCAAGCTGTCAGATAGGGCGTACATCTTACTTTTAACAGGAATGATGAATTTGCCAGGGCTGTATGCGTTAATCGTACTGGCATCAGCACCACCATCTAAATAGGTTTGGCTTACTGGATCAAACGCAGTAGTCACATCCCCAGTCTTCGATACCGCAACGGCCTTGTTGTTGAACGACGAGCCGCTTTCCTTGGCTATTATGTTAACAAATTGGTTAACCGACGTTGCCTCATATTCTGGACCAGAAGCAAAATCATTGATCGCATTTGCAATTTTAAGAGCCGTGTAGGTATGTGACGTTTCCCAAGTTATCTGGTCTCCAATAAGGTTAACACCGTCAACAGTAATTGCAGTGATCGCATTATCAATGCCGCCAGAAACGTGTAAAACATTACCTACCGTAAACGCACCGTCTACCTCATGCGTAATCTGAAATCCGTTATATGAGATACCCACAGCTGCTGCCGTAATGGTGACGACATTCCCAGCGGCCAAAGCGGTGTAATCACTAGGTCCAGACGTGATTGCAGCAGCAACATTAGAAGCTGTAAGGGAGTTTGAGCCGTTGTGGCTGACGGGAGTGCTAATTAAGTCTACGCTGTTAATACGCAAAATACGCAACTCGTCGCCAGGGTTCGAAGTTCCTCCAGTAACCTCAAAAGATGCCGTCGCAGCCGTGCCGCCTTGCGTACCCCCTGTTACCTCAAAGGTATTTCGCGCTCGTCCATCAAACCAATCAGTGATCCGGACACCATCAAAATAATGATAAATCCGACCATCCGCAAACTGCGCAGCTGCGTATATCTTACCATTATACAAGTCAGCCCGAAGAACGTCTGTTAGCTCTTCACCCGACGGGTGTTGCAGCCGAACATACCTAACGTTAGACGGCGTGCCGGCTGCAAACGTTACACTGCTGGCCACATCAGACCCAAACGTGTATATCTGACCGGCAGAAGCAGCCAATCCAATAGTGTTGCTTGGCAACTCCACAATCTCGACGAAAGCAGGGCGCTTTTCAATTTCGCCCCCTCGCGTGATGTGAGCGTTTTTCAGCTCAATCAAAGTGCCTGGAGCCGCCGTCACATTCATGCGACGACGATCTAAGCCACCACGAAAGTCTTCCACCAGTATGTAAGGCATTAGCTATTCCCTGTTGTGGCAATCAGTGGTGGGCCTTTGGGCCGATACATGCCATCCGGTTCGCCGCCGCCAATGACAAACGTTTCCGTCTTTGCCATACGCGCCTTCAAACGCGCATAATGCGCTTGAGCTTGAGCAATTTTGTTTTGAGCGTCACCCTGCTTTTGTCGCGCCAGTATCTCAGAAGCGGCGTACAAAACGATCAGCTGGTCATCTAAATCCGCAGTGTCTGTCTCCGCAGTAAACGCACTGAGGTTCTTGATGCCACTTACGCGAACACTATCAGTACCCGTGGTTGGGTTTGAGTTGTTAGCGGGAATAGGCCAAAGCTCAATCTGGTTGTTCTCGTAAGCATCGTAACGGCGCAAAGGAGAAGACCGAATACCTCGATCACTGTCGTGCTGATTATAGTGTTCAGCAGTAATGCCGTAATGCAGCTTTGACCAGTAATCGCCATGCTTAGTCTCCATGCGCTCTATACGCTCAAAAACCAAATCATCAGGAACGTCATAAAAACGCTGTCCCGCATTTATTACGATGTCACGCCGGATGCTAAGAAAAGGCCAGCTGTAGTCCTCCCAAAGCCGCCTTTGCGTTCTTTGCAGCATATTAATAAATACATCGCGTGTCGCTTTGCCTAAATTCGGTTGCAAAGAATGTCCGACTTCCGCTCTTAAATCACTAATCAGCTGTCCTAATGACGTACCTCGTGCCATGCTTTATTCCTCGACGTATGCCTCATTATCAGGCGTTGCGAGATCATCTTTGATAAAATGACCCTTTTCAGTACGGGCGCGTTTCTTTGTGGCTTTCTTTTTCACTGGCTTTGCAGCCTCTGGCTTCCAAGATGGATCGAGTAATTCAACGGGAATGCGCGCAGCATCTAGTGTAGCTGGCAAGTCACCAAACTGATTAAACATGCCAACAACTTTTTCATCTTTGTAAAAGCTGCCAAGGCGATTGCGCTCTTCGTCTACAGTCGAATCTAGCTCACCTATAACGCGAATATTGGTCACAGCATCTGCGCCGTGGATAGATTGCAGCAGCATTATTTCAGCCGGCGTAACCTGAGTTTTTGGTACAACGCTACGAATATCCCCACCAATAGCGACAGTACATCTACATAATTGAAACATAGTTTCCTCCTTAGTGTGATGGAGGGGCGCAGTACGCCCCCCCGTTGTATTTATGCAATTTCATAAACACCGTGGCAGTTCAGCTGAGTAGCTGAGAGTGCCGCAGTAGTTGTGATAGCGCGGTACATTACATACTGCGTTGCTGGACGCGCAGGGCTATGACGCTTCATCTTTTCACCCTCCATGTAGTACATGCACAGTTTGGATGAATCGAGGATGTAGCAACGCTTGCTTGGCGTTTTGCCAGAAATCGTCAAATCATCGAGTGTAGGGTCATAAGCAAAAGTAAGACCGTTGTAGTTGATCTCGCCCATTGAGATGTTCTGGCCGCGTGAGAAGCCAGTCTGAGAGTAGTTACCATTGCGGCGAAGTTCGTCACCAAGACGATCCAAGAACGCAGAACCACAAACAGCAACGTTTGGCTTGCCGCCAAAACGCTTGAGCTGGCGCATTTCTGAGTGAAGAGTTTCAATCAGCTCCTGACCGCCAGCCGTTGTTGAAATCGCAACGTTTGAGCGGTTGCGCCACCATGTGTTAGACACTGTGGACAAGCCGCCAACAGTAGTGCCAACAGTAGTCGGACTATCCACAACCAAAGTTTGAATACCAGCAATCGCATTGGCGTCTGCTGTGCCGTCGCCATAAAGGAATTCGTTGATACCGCGTGTGTATCCTTCCATCATGTCGTCGAGCTTGTCTTCAAACAAGTTTGCAAGAACAGTCTGGTCGCGACCAGTATGGTTAGAAACACCAGATGATGTAGTGCTATCCGTAACGCTGATGCCGTCCTTTTTAAGTTCGGTCAACGTCAAGGAAATACCAGCGTGATGCTCTTTCCATGAGTAGTTCGCGCGCTTGATGTTCGCTGGGTTTGCATAAGTTACTGTATCGTTATGCGTGTAGCCAGCGACTGAAGTGGTGTAAGTACCTTTTACGGCTACACTCATTTCACCCTTGCCACCTGGGAACGTCTTAGCCCCAGAGTCCATTGCTTTAAGCAAAGGCTTATCTTGCAGTGATTGTGAATAAACGTTGCCTTTATCGATGTAGTAATCGAGGGCAGCGTTAGCGATGTTGTCCAATTCGGCTGAACTAAAAGCCATCTTTACGTTCCTAACGTGTTATGAGTTGCCCAAAGCATTGGCAATCGCATCTTGTAACGACTGTGGTTCCGCTTGTGGGCTTCCTCCAATATTGCCACCAGATGCCGTCTTAATTGGGCGTCGGTCTGCAAAACGTGCTTGAAAGCGGGTGTTAACCGCTCCGTATGCCTCTTTCGCCATAGATATTGCATCTTGCGGCGTGTTTGGCCTTCCACGTTCTGAAACCATAACCCTAATCCGGTCATCAATTTCTTCTTGCTTGAGGTTAAAGTCAGGATCAGACTGACGGGCTTTTTCTTCCCATGCGGTCACTGTTTGAGCTAATGAGTTAACATGCTGCTGCGCTACTTGTTGCTGTTGCGCTTCCGCATATTGGTTTACTTGGGCGTTAGCCCTTTGCTCACTTGCTCTTGAAACTGCTAACTCGCGTCCCGCATCCTCGTCTAAGTAGCCATCGTCAACACGGGTCTGAATATCTTGAGGCAGCACTATTCCAGCTGCTTGAGATAAATTCTGCACATACGGTTTTAGAGCATCAAGTGCGGCCATCGGATTGGCTTTCATCAAAGCCATAATCTCCAAACCTTTCGCTGCTTCGTCACCAGACAGTTGATTATCCGTCAAGTAACTCTGCATCACGTCAAACTTGTCTGCACTATCCTTATATGCGTTCCGTTCTTCCAACACTTTCTTAAAACGTGGATGTTTATGAAACGGTTCGTCAGTAAAATCTTCTACTTCATCGACTTCTTCATCGCTTTCAGCATTAGACTCAGCTGCAAATACATCCGGTTCCTCAACCTCGCTCTCAGAGTGCGACTCTGTTTCCTCTTCGGGCTGCATCGCGTCTTGTATGACACTCAACAAATCCGCTTCGGTTTCGCTTTCTGCGGTGGACGACACCGCATTATCGTCCTCGATCACTTCGGCTCCGGTGGACGGTTCCGTAACCTCTGGCTCTTCAACCATCTTAGCGTCCTTCTCCTTTTATTTTACATCTGTTGATCGTAGTTATCAACAAAATGCAAAAATTTACTGGTTATTAGCTCCCATAGGCGCTGGGCCTCCCCCGCCCCTTGGTAACTGCCTTGGTGCATTATCTGCACCGCCTCCTGGCGCACCCTGCAATGCAGGGTCTCCAGTTCCTGGTTGCTGCGCTTGATTCATCGCAACAATACTAGGAATCTTATCTGCAAACGCCTCGTCAAGCTCCAGCTTGTCATCAAGACGTTTAAGCAATTCTTTTGCCAACCACTTCGGATCTATCCCAGGAATTTGCAGCAAGAACGGCATAATGCGTTCAATGTTTGCAAGCTCTGCGGCTCGGTTAGGCTTACCCGTCGAACCAGCTTCGATCTCTAGGTATATCTCTTCCATTATCTGATCGCGCGTCATCTCCGGCCAAGCAGCGCCAGGACCAACGATCTTCTTAACTTCATCGGAAGAAAGGTTAGCCAGAACAATTTGACCAGCTGCGCGAGTCATTTCAGACATGAAGCTGTCTAGCTCGTCAACGTTAGCGCCCATCGTGGACATGCGCGCACTTTCGGCAATCGACGTTTCCGTCGCTGTAGCTCTGGAAACACCGCCAAACTGTGCTTCTTGCGCTCCAACAACTAATTGGATGTCGTCAAAGATAGTCCGCACCTCATAAAGGTTTGGATCGATGCCGATTTGACCAATAGGCTGGATGACATCGCTGACCTTTTGTCCGGCTGCAAGCGCCTGCAATTCAATGACAGCGTTCGCTGGGTGCGTAGCCAGCTTTTCCTTATCTGCATCCTCCAGAACACCGGCTGGTGCAGCATACTTAGGACGATTGGCCCGTCTATGTTCACGCAAGCCCTGACGCGCACGGTTGTATTCATGCTGCATTGGCATCAGTAAACTTACGTCTGAAGGCGGGTACAGATAATCTTTATGCTCGATTTCGTTAAACACTAATGAAAAGATCGGCCAAAACGTTTCGACTTTAACGTCCGGCCCCGCCGGTTCACGCAAAAAGTCGTTGTGACCATCTGCAATACAATACTGCACACCAGTCTTGCGGTCATACACTTCGAATATTTGCACCAAACCGTCAGGCGCACCTTCTCCGTTTATGTCATCGTGTGAAGATCGCTGACGGTATTCATCGTAAGGACCAGTCGAGCGGCCTTTCATATCATAGGTGCGATACTGCTTTTTTAGGTCAACATCGTAGATTTCCTTAACCTCGTCTGGCGTCAGGTACATCTCATGAGCAATCCACTCAGCACCAACAAACCCACGCAGCTGACGACACCTTGGGTCAACGATAATTGAATCAGCCTCTGGAAAGTCAAAAACCAATCCTTCACGGATAGTGACCATCGGCTCTTCAAGTAACGTCTTCATCGAAAGCATAAGCTCTTCGATCTCTGGGTCGTCCTGTTCTATCTCACCCTTTGCCGCCTCTTGAGCAACACGGCGCAGAAAGTCCACTTGAGCTTGAACGTCGGCAATCTTAGCAGATACCTCCGGCGCTCTATCAACATCTCTCTGGAAGCCAACTTTTACAAAGCCCACTCCGGTTGTAATTACACGGCGAACCAAGGCTTTCATTTGTGCCTTAAACGCTGGTTGCTGCTCTTTCATGTAATAATCAAAAAGGTTCTCAAGCGTCTTAGCGACGTTATCGAGCATCTTGTTTTGATTTTTGCCATTCATGTAGTCTTGAATAATCATCGAGGCTTCGGCAGGCACAGGCAATCCGTTTTGCGAAGACGATTCAGAAGCCATAAAGGCTTGCGCCAATGTATCCGCCTCGCCGTCCCAAATCTCATAAGACATTCGGTTTCTACGTTTAGCAACAGCCTTTGGGTTCTTTGCATAAAGAGCCGCTGTGCGCTGCTGGACATGGCGCTGCAAGATATTTGCGACATAGTTTTCCGCAGACCAGTTGGTTTCGTCAAACCCATTCAAAACGGCATTCATATCTTTGCGCATTTGTTTGAACGGCTTTTCGTGAAACTTCTTGGCGTGTTTCACTTTGCCCAGCCACTGACGGACAAGCGCACTACGACGTTGTGTAGGTTCTGCCCGTTCTTCGTCTGTCGTATCTATCATCATTTCTTCGTGCATTACCAACCACCAGTCCTGTGTTCCAAAAATTGTTGCTTGCGGCGTTGCGCGGCATCCCACTTAACCCACGCTAACGTACCTACTTTCGGAAGGCTATCTGTCTTCACTATACCACCACCAGGTGTCGTTAGTCGAGCAAGCCCCATTCCTATCCATGCAAGGGTATCTACAAAGTCATCGTTCCGCCCGTTTGGAAACTTTAATATTTCGTCTGTAGCCTTTTGGGTCCACACAGACTGGCGTGGGAATAAGACTTTATTCATCGCCATTCTACCCAGTATAGACTGAGCGCGTTGAACCTTGTTTGCTACAGGCGTTACTTCCTCGATCCGGCAATAAACCTTCTCTTCAGCCATCCGCTTGCGTAGAAATGGGCCAATAGCTTTTGAGATATGACCTTTTTCTGCCCACCATATAAGAGGTTTCCACTTACTCATTAACTCAAGCATCGCGTCGACAACCTTATCTGTCGTGCGCTTTTCCCACCAACAATCCAATAAGAATATGTCGTCATTCCTATCCACGCCGACAATCAAGAGGCATGTTGCGTCATTGCGCGTTCTGTCGACACCTACGGCGTGATCTGAAGCTGCATAAATACGCATATCTTCTGGAAGGTCTTTTCGGTTGAAATACTTAATGTTCTCACGCCGAAACAAATCACCATCTTCAGCAGTCGGCCTACCTTGATAAAGCGCGCTAAAGCCGCGTGGATCAAGACGCCGCTGCGCCTCCATAAACTCCATGTCGAACCGCTCTGGCCAAAGCAGCTCTCCCTTTTTACGGCCAAGTGGGTCTTCATCTTCCGCCAAAGCCGGTAGGTTAATGATCTTCCACTTTGCAGCCTCCTCTGGGCTGTAATGCGGGTTTGTAGGGTCTGTAAGGCGACCAATAAGATCATCTTCGTGCCAGCGCGTCTGAACAATAACAATAGATGCGGATGCTGTCATAAGGCGCGTCATTAACACCTGAGTAAACCACTGCCACAACTGCTCTCGCAAGGTTGGGCTATTGGCCTCCATGCTGTCTTTGATCGGGTCATCAAGAATAACAAAGTCACCACCACGACCAGTAATCGAGCCACCTCGACCAACAAACACTGACATTCCGCCAGAAGTTGTCTGTATGCGAGACTTTGATGCACCACCCTTGCGCAACCCAAAGCTAGGAAAAACATGCTTGTACTGCGGCAATGTCATGATGTTTCTGACATCCGCACCAAAGTCTTTCGCAAAGTCTTCGTTGTACGTGGCGAAAATCACGTTGCGGTACGGGTCTCTACCTTGAATCCAAGGCACGAAACGACGTGAAACTAGCTCAGACTTACCGTGCCTGGGTGGCATAGATACAATCAGGCGCGGGATGTGACCCTTCTCGACCTTCTCCAACACTTTTGCCAACGCTCTGTGGTGCTTGGCGTCCTTAAACATGCTTTCGTCAATGTTTTCTGGATCATCAGCATCGGGCATAGTGTACTTAACAAAATCAACAAAGCTGCTACGGCACTCAATAGCCTTTTTCAGCCTGCGCGCTGAAGCAATCTTTTTGTCAAGCTCATCAAATCTCTTGCCTTCACTCATGGACTAGACCCAATGCCTTTTCTAGCGTTTCAGAGTTTCGTCGACTCCACCCGTTTCCAAAGGTTTTGTAGTTATTCAAAGAGCGGTAAAACGCTTCACGACCGTCATAGTATTTGTGCAGCACGTCAACAGGATCAAAAGCGCGCACAGCCGCAATCGTTTTTGGACCAATAGCACCGTCAGCTTTTGCTGCAACTGCGCGCTGCAATACCTTTGAAGCACGGCCTGGACCAGCATTTACACAGAGGTCCGCGCAGCTCACGTCAACGCCAGAAGGAAGGTCATCTCCTTTAACCGCATCCCAGTAGTTTGCTTTGTAAAGAGGCTTAACATCGTCTTCAGTTAGCTCGCGCATTACATCTTTGGGTGCAGGCTTGCCGGTGTGAAGCGCCCAGTTAAAGGAAGTTACGCCCAGCATGGTGCTGCCAACGTTACCGTGGCCATCGCCCTTCTTGTTGCCCTTGTCGCGTTGATCGTCAGTAAAGCCACCTTCATGCTTAATCAGCATTTCGAAAAACGTTTCCCAGTTTTCTTTCATTTCTTACCTCCAAAGAATTTAGTCGCCGACCTTACGGCGAAGCTGCTAGCGACAATCACGCCCAACGTATATGAGTACCAGGCAGGCATTTTTTCGAGTGCCGTAAACCCATTCGTCACCGCCTTGTCAGCCCACTCAAACGGCAAAAATGCTAAAATTAATGGAATGGAGAAAAGCAACACAAGGTACTCGTCCTTCCACGTATTTTGCGTCCCTTGCGCCATGATCTTTTCCCAGTCAGCCTCAGATGTAGCCGCCGATTTCATGATGGTTGCCTTGGCTTCCGCCTCAACTAACTTGAGGTTGGCAGACGCAGCTTGTGCGCTTGCTTTACCTTTAAGCCAGCCACCGGCTAACTCAGCTATTGGTCCGATCAGTGCTTGAAGCATTTTTGCTCTCCATTGCATTAAATCCAAAATAAGCAGCGGCAATACCGCTTGCGCCAATGACGTAAACAGCAGCTATGTCAGCCATTAACTTTGCAGCCGTTTCTAAGCCCCCTAAAGAGGCCGCTAGAATGACAAGGGGGTAAAGGATCATGCCTGACAGGGCGAACCACGTCATGCGTCTCTGCGCGTCCCTTTTTGCATCGGCATCTTCCATGCGGCGCTTGCGATCCTCAAGCATGATTTCTCGCTCGTCCGGATCAATCTTGCCGTTTCTATTGAGGTCATAGTCAGTCATTTTTTAAACTCCTGGCATACTCAATGGCATGGGTCTTGTGACTGGTTATTATAATCACTCGTCCGTTTTCGTCGTACACAACGTAATCTCCCCTCTCATTCCGGTATAACCTCAAAGCAATGCACCACAGTCGTACTATTAGTTATCAGCACCTTTGCTCTTTCGAGCTGCTCTTGGCATTCCGTTTCTGTCGCCAACTGCTCCAACTGGTAATGCTCTA